GCGCCCTAAATCGGGCAAAGCGAAGCTTTTGTAAGGTTACAATGAATAGGTATATTTTTAAGGAAATGAATTGCCAACTTTTACTTGACTCAAACTATTAAATGCAACTTTATTTATTTATTCTAAGTAGTATGATATAATACTAAATTGATAATTAGAAAATATAGCACTTAATGAAGGAGATTTTTTAATGGATAAAAATTTAAAATACTATATAGAGACATGGGGTTGTCAGATGGTATAAGTACAGAAGAGTTTCAAACGTAGTAATACCAGTACTTAAGATTTATAGATAAATCTATTTTCTATTCCATTTTTAAATCTAATACACATTACCTTTTTATCTTTAACTATTATTTTATCTATAATAGCGTTTAAAAATTCTTTCAATAAATCTCTTCCTACTTCATTTATTGTATCTTTTATATTTATATGTTCATCAACCATTAAAGTATCATTTAAAGCGATAGTACTAGCTGCTAAAATAAAATTCTCATTATTAGAATCTGAATTAATATATTTTTTAAATTCAGCATTAACCTCATTCAGCTTTTCAACTATTTTATTCTTTTTTATTATATAATCTTTTTCACTTATACCTTCATCATCAAATAGATATAAATCCTCAAGTCTTTCAAGAGCTCTTTCATATTTAGATTTTTCTTTTTTGAGTCTTTCGATTTCTATACTATTATTGTCTGTTTTCTGTATCTTTGCAAAAGCGTTTCCTCTTAAGTTCATAGAATTATATAAATTTTCAAGTCCCTCTATTGCAATTACATTTTTAAATTGTATTATATTTGTTATAATATTGCTAAACTCTTCAAATTCCACTCTAGAGTGCTTTTTCTTAGTTTTAAGTATTGTTGCTACATAATTTAAAACAAACTCTCCTATGAGCTTTTCAGAGGTAGTACGTTGTTCACAATCAAGATGATTATATCTTCCTGAGCAGCAGTAAAGAGATGGTATATATCCATCTAAATGTGGTTTGTCTTGTTTTGCATATAGGGAATTATGACATTCACCACATTCTAATAACCCAGAAAATAAATGTGTTTTTACATTAGATCTAAATCTAGCATTATTTCTTAGTGCATTTTCATCCATAATACAATTGCATTTTTGCCATAATTCTTTAGATATTATAGCAGGATGATTATCTTCTACCATAATCCATTCATCTTCTTTTTTCTTCTTTCCACCAGCGGACTCTCTGTAATTATATCTATACGTACCTTTATAGAAAGGATTTCTTATAACGTCACTTAAAGTTTTTGTTGTCCATGAACCATCTCTTTTAGTCTTAACTCTTAAGGAATTTAAAATATTTCTAACTGCAGATGTTGATTGTAATTCCTCATATCTTGTAAAAATCAATTCAACGATTTTTGATTCTTCGTCATCAACTACTGGAAATTTAATTTTGTTATCCCACTTGTATCCTAGTGGTACAGGAGCTCCATTCCATAAACCTTTAGTTGCTCTATCTAACATTATCGCTGTAACTCTTTCAGCAGTTAATTTACGTTCAAGTTCAGCAAATACAAGTATTATTTTAAGCATAGCTTCACCCATTGCGCTAGATGTATCAAACTGTTCATTTTTACTTATAAATGTGCAATTGTATTTTTTAATTTCTTCATACATATCACAAAAATCAATTAAATTTCTAGATATTCTATCAATTTTCCATACCAACATATGTGTAAATTCACCTTGTCTTATTCTGTTCATCATTTCTTGGTATTTAGGTCTATCTGTATTTTTCCCACTATATCCTGCATCTTCAAATATCTCATATTCTTTTGCATTTAATACATATTCACAATAATTTATTAAATCTTGCCTTTGCAATGGTAAAGAGTCTTTATCAATTTGGTGATGGGTAGAAACTCTTATATATATTGCAACTTTCATTAGTTATTCCTCCTTTAAATTTATAGTTTAAAATGGTATTATGTAAATAGCCCTTAGCAAATAGTATAAACAGGAGTGTATTTTTATTTAGCTAATTAAGTGTGTATATATTTATATTAGCTCTCACTACAAATATGATTTTTATATTAAGTAGTTTTTTTATAGCGTGTGTAAAATATTTTATATATTAACAAGCTACTGTTTATAATTTGTAACAAGGGGGTAATGAAATATGACAGAAAAAGAATTGGAGTTCTATAAATTGTTAACTAATTTTATAGATCAGCAATCAAAAGTCATTTTTAATGAAAGTAACAGAGTTATTTAACTTTGTTACTTTTTCTTTTTTCAATGAAATATTCTATATCAGCCTTTAGGGCTGTTATTAGTAATTCTTCTAATGTACCTTCTTCATATTTGCCATTGAATAGTTTATTAACATCTTTAACTAATCCTAGATCTACAATTTGTTCAGTAGCTTTTTTAATGCATTTAAAATCCTCTCTAGTATCAATATACTCATCTTCACCAATTCCATAAAACCAATACTCTTCTGGTTTTTTACTCTCTGCTACCAATTTAATCATAAAATTTTTACTAGGATTCTTCTTACCATTCTCTATCATATTGTAAAAACTTTCGCTAATTCCAAGAACTTCAGCAAATTCATACTTCAAAAGCCCCTTATTTTCTCGATATTCTTTTAATCTTTTCTCAAACATAATATTGACCCTCTCTTTCTATAAACAATTATAACAAACTTCACGTTTTTGTAAAGTGGAAAAGTACGACAAATTTACCCTGTAGAAAAGTTTAGTAAATTAAAGTATTTTGGAGAAAAATGAATTTATTTTAACATAAAGCTGAAATATAGGAATTTTCTGAACTTCTCTATTTAGTAAAGTTGCGTTACAATAAGGTCAAGGAGGGGGCAACAGTGAGATTAAAGAATTTAGATTGGAAAGTGGTCTTAAGGCCTATAAAGTTGCAGAGCATCTAGGTATAAGCAGAAAGCAACTTAACAACATAGAAAGAGGATTATATGGCGTAGACAAACTCAAAATAGAAAAGTTAAGTAAACTTTATAGTAAAGATATTGAGGAAATAAGAAAAGCATGTTTGGAGGGGAGTAAAAAATGTCAAAAAACGAAACAAAATTAAATGAATTATTGGACAAGTTAGTTCGAGAAAATGAAAAGAAAAGTTCACTTAAGTAGAGGTGAAGTTTATATGACAAGAGTAGAACAACTTTGGAAATTCTTAAACAAAAGAGGAATATATACTGAGCAACAATTATACTCTGAGTTAAAAAAGAGAGAGCTTGATATAAGCATTTTTACACTTAAAGCTGAAGACGAGATGAATAAGGCTGAATAGCCTTTTATAAAAAACTATCTTTCAAAAATAAACAAACACTACACATTATATTCTATGTGTAGAGCCGAAGAAAAATGACTAAAGTTTAAAATTTATTAAAGCGGCTCTGCGGAGGGTAAAAGTATTCAAGTGGCTCCAACGTGAGGGTAAAAATTTAAGGAGGAATGTTAATGAATAATTTAGAAGTTTTCAAAAATGAGATATTCGGCAAGGTAAGAGTTTTAACTATTGATAATGAAGTGTGGTTTATTGGGAAAGATGTAGCTGATGCACTAGGATATTCAAATTCAAGCAAAGCGGTATCAGTTCATATTGATAATGATGATAAGATAATGGAAATGATAGCACATTCCCAAAATGGGAACATGGTAAAAACTAAGACAGCATTGATTAACGAAAGCGGAGTTTATTCTCTTGTGTTTGGTTCAAAACTTCAAAGTGCTAAAAGCTTTAAAAGGTGGGTAACTAAAGATATACTGCCATCAATAAGAAAACAGGGTATGTATGCAGCGGATGAATTGTTAGACAACCCAGATTTACTAATAGCAGCAGCAACAAAACTTAAAGAGGAAAGAGCAGCAAGAATTGAAGCTGAAAAGAAAGTTGAAATACTAAAACCTAAGGCAGAATTTTATGATGATGTTGCTGGATCTAAGGATGCCATTGAAATGTCAGATGTAGCAAAAGTATTAGCTATAAAAGGGATGGGTAGAAATAATCTATTTGAATTCCTAAGAGAGAAGAAAATACTACAGTCTAACAACATACCTTATCAACAATATGTTGATAGAGAGTATTTTAGAGTTTTAGAACAAAAGTATATAACACCTAAAGGAGAAACAAAGATTAATATTAAAACTTTGGTATTTCAAAAAGGTGTTGAATATATAAGAAAATTAGTTAAGGAGGCATGTTAATCATGAAATCAACAGGAATAGTAAGAAAAGTAGACGAGTTAGGAAGGATAGTTATACCAAAAGAATTAAGAAGGAACCTAGGAATAGAAATTAAAGATCCATTAGAAATCTACGTAGATGGTGACCAGGTTATATTAAAGAAATATGAGCCTACATGTTTATTCTGCGGTGAAGGTAATGGAGTTAGAAACTTTAATGGCAAGAATATATGTCCAAGCTGCATTAAAAGCATAAGTAAAATTAAATAACTGGGAGGATGGTTAAGTATGTTGTTTCATTTCTTTAAAGAGCTAGAATCTCAAACTACAGAGAAAGAGTTTAAGGAAGTTCTTAAGATAGCAACTCAAGACATCATGTTTAATCAAGTGAAATTTGATAAGAGAACCAGTGAAAGGAAGGTTATGGAGGTATGTATGGAGAGTCTAATAATGATACAGAGAGGAGTAAGCTTGTAAAGCAAACAAAAGAGCAAGCAGTTAAAAATATATTAGAACTTCAACGAAAGAGAAAGAAAGAGTATCTCATTAATGATGCAGATATCCATGCAATACAAAATTCACAAAGGATACGTAAAAAGACTAAGTACTGCAGTAAAAGGAGGACAAGCTATGATGCTTAAAATCATAAATGATATAGCTAAAGAGGTGGCTATAAGAACACAAGAGAGACTTAAGAATGAAGAAGGGGGATTACAAGATATAATCACAGAAGAACTATTGGAGGCAGCACAAAAGAGAAGTCACAATGCTAACCTGCAAGTAAAGCAAAGTGACCATACAAAAGTATTCAACAACAGTATAGCACCTGGTGAGGGTATAGACAACAATGAGATTTATGACGAGCACACAGGAGAAACTATTAGAGATTTAGATTATGAGGGGGAAATATAGATGAAATTATATGAATTAACACAAAACTATTTAAATTTACAAGAGTTATTAGAGGATCTTACAGTGCCAGTTGAAGTTATAGATACTGCACTTAACGAAGTTGGGGAGCAGTTAGAAGATAAGGCAGAGAATATTGCTAAGTTAATAAAGACTATGGAAGTTGAAGCAGCAGGGTATAAAGAGGAAGAGGCTAGACTTGCAGCAAGAAGAAAGACATTAGAAAGTAGAACTAAAGGATTAAAAGAATATTTAGAGAGCTCTGTGAGGGCAGT